GAAGAAGTTGAAGAAGGCGCCATGGGCGGTGATGCCGCTGATAGCCTAATTGATGACGTTGAGATGGACGAAGAAAGCGACATCAACATGGAAGGTGGCGAAGAAGAAATTGAAGGCGGCGAAGAAGAGCTGGGCGGTGCCGATGACATGGGCGGTGCCGATGACATGGGCGACGCAGAAGACATGGGCGGCAGCGAAGAACCTGCTACCAAAGACGACGTTCGCGACCTCGAAGACAAACTGGACGAGATTCTAGCTGACTTTGATCGCATGATGGGCGACGAAGGCGCCGGCGAAGAAATGGGCGATGGCGATGATTTTGGTGCTGACGAAGGTGGCGATGCTATCGCTGCTGACGACACTGCCGAAATGGAACCCATGGCTGAAGCCATTAGCCTCAAGCAAGTGAAACCCAAAGTCACTACCAGCGAAGAAGGCAATGGTAAGTCGGGTCCTGTGGCCTACAACAGCGGCAAAGCTGGTATGCAAGGTGCTCCGGTCAAGACCGATACCACCGACGAAAAAGGTCGCAAGGCACCTGATGCCCAAGACTTGATCTCGGGCGTTCAGAACCAACCTGGCAAGGACATGGCAGCTCCCAAAGCTGCTCCCAAGCCAGTGACTGCACAGGCTGCTGGTGTTAATGCCAAGAGCCCTGTGGGTAAAGGTCGCTAAGGGTCAATATAGATGACACCACGTTATCTTAGAGAAAATCTTACTTTTAGCCAGGCTCGCGCCGAAATCATTACTGAAGACGACGCGGCCGGCTCGGGTAAGAAACTCTACCTCAAAGGTATTTGCATCGAAGGCGACAAACGTAATGCTAACGAGCGTATCTACCCACGCCACGAGATAATGAAAGCGGTGCAAACTATTAACGAACAGATCCACAACGGGCACTCTGTGCTGGGTGAGGTAGATCACCCAGACGATCTCAAGATCAACATTGATCGTGTGTGCCATAGCGTGGAGGAAATGTGGATGGATGGGCATGCCGGTTGCGGCAAACTGCGCATCCTGCCTACCCCTATGGGTGAGCTGGTCAAGACTTTGCTCACTTCAGGTGTGAAACTAGGTGTCAGCAGCCGCGGTAGCGGCAATGTTGATGACCGCACAGGACACGTCAGTGACTTTGAAATAGTTACGATAGATGTGGTTGCACAACCCAGCGCCCCTAATGCTTATCCTCAGGCCATCTATGAAGGCTTGATGAATATGCGTAATGGTCACAAGCTGATTGAAATGGCTCGTGATGCTGGTGAAGGCGACAAGGTACAGAGATATCTGGCTCAGGAAGTCAAACGCCTGATCCGGGATCTCAAAATCTAAGGAGAAACCAAGCATGTTTGAGCAACTGAAACCATTGCTTGACAGCAACTTGATCACAGAAGAAATGGGCAAGGAAATTAATGAGGCCTGGGAAACCAAGCTGAATGAGACCCGTGAACAAGTACGTGCAGAACTCCGCGAGGAATTTGCACAACGCTATGAGCATGACAAGACCGTGATGGTGGAAGCCCTAGATCGTATGGTAACAGAAGGTCTCCAAGCCGAGATCCAAGCCGTGGCTGCTGAGAAGCAATCCTTGGCCGAAGATCGCGTGAAATTCCAGCGTAAAATGCAGGAATCGGCAACTAAGTTTAATGGTTTCCTCACCAAGAAATTGGCTGAAGAAATCACTGAACTGCGCCGGGATCGCAAAACTCATAACGAAGGTCTAGCCAAACTGGAAAGCTTCATTGTGGGTGCATTGGCTCGCGAGATCACAGAGTTTGCACAAGACAAGCGCGACGTGGTGGAAACCAAAGTGCGTTTGGTCCGGGAAGCACGCGGCAAACTGGAAGCTCTCAAGACTCGCTTTGTCAAAGAAAGCGCAGCTCGCATGAGCCAGGCTGTTAGCAAACATCTCAAGGCAGAACTTACACAACTGCAGGAAGATATCCGAATTGCTCGCGAGAACAATTTTGGACGCAGGATTTTTGAAGCCTACGCAGCAGAATTTGGCGCCACACACCTCAATGAAAATGCTGAGGTACGTCGCTTGAGCCAGCTGGTAACTGACAAAGATCAAAAACTGCGTGAAGCTATCGAACTCAGTGAACGCGCTCGTACCATGATTGAGCGTAAGAATAATGAACTGCGTATGATCCGTGAAAACAATGAGCGTAATCAACTCATGACCGAACTCCTGGCTCCCCTGAATCAGGAAAAGGCAACGGTTATGCGTGGTTTGTTGGAAAGCGTCCAGACCGCAAGGTTGAAAAACGCTTTTGAAAAGTATCTACCAGCAGTGCTGGAAGATCGTTCGGCTGCGACTCGCAAGGTCGTGACTGAATCAGTCACTGCTGTGACT